TGCGAAACATCCGTTACGACGTATAGGTACGTATGCTGATTGAGTTCATCAAGCAGCATACTGAACTTAACGTCGAGCGGAAAGTCAACCAATAAGAAGCCCTCCAGTCTGATGTGAACATCAGGTACCGGCGTCCCCATCTCTGGGTACGGCGGAACATGGTGCGTGTCGTTACGACTCACCGCCAAGAAGCTTGGTGATGAGAAGGTTCGAAGAGGCAGTCACCTGGGTGGTAAACCCAGTGAAGACGGCCAGAGCCTCGGTAGACGTATAGCCGGCGGGAGGAAGGTCAAAGACGATGTAGTAACTCATCGAAACTTTGACATTCTCCGACGGCTTAAACGGATCCGCGGCAATCTTCGAAGTGTCGACCCTTAGCATCCTCCTCGTACGCTTGCCATAGTCATGGCTTGCGACGAGTTGGAGCAGACCATCTGCCGAAGCGTACTCGCTACGGTCGTCCCCTACCGAAATTCTCGGAAGGGAGACAGCCGCGGCGGGCGCGATCGTCAGGGTCTGCGGATCGGCGAACGACATAGGCATCACTCCTAGGAGCTCGAAGCTCCCCTTTGGCGTTATAACGCAGATACAACATATCTGCTACTTGCTGTTGGACAAGCCAAGTGCAGCAGCAATGGACAATTGACGGGGGGTCAGTGACCCCCATGTCCGTCCGAACCCGAAGGGTGTTGCCTTCCTCCTTTGTTTCGTTTCCGAAACAAGGGAAACCTCGGGAGGCAACGCTGACGAACGGTATCCCGTTCGGCCAACGTGGAAGTATGTGTCACGGACCACTGTGTGTTCCATGACGTAACCATACTTCAACACCAAGCCGTCCTGGCTGTAATCCTGGAGATTGCTAATAACATCTCCGGTGTTCACAAACCAGTCAGCAGCCCAGCTCCAGGGAAGCACATTCCAAAGCACTTCTGGAGTCAGGTCAAGCCCAATCAATTTCTTGAGAAGGCTTCTGCGTTGACTCATCTCGTCCTGGGTAATTGGATCCCGGGGGAGATGATATGTAAACGCACCTGAAAACCAGCAGCGACGCGTCGTTTGGCGACGACGCACTGTGCTACCTGTATTCTGAGTTCCATCGTTCAACACACCATGGCTCGGTCCGACCAAAGTCGGCGAGACATTAGTGCGAACGACGGTG